GTGACGGAGTTGAAAGCTCGTGCGCCGCGATTCCCAAAGCAATAAAGGACAACCAATGTTTGCTTGCCTTAAACCTGGCAACTAACCCAGACGCCATCACCGGCCCAATTGGTGGAGGTGGTGGAGCTACCCAGGCGGGAACGTTTGTTAGTAAGCAGCAGCTCGGTGATTTGGTCCAAGAGTTCAGCGCTTACCCCACTGGGGAGTCCGGCACTGACAGCTGCGTTGATTGCGCCACGCCTGATGTGATCGCCAAATTTCCCTGGCTTAAGTCGGCCCTGTCGTGTTGGGCAGTAACTGGAAGTAGCAGTTCCAAGATTTTGCTGAGGGTCCGGTCATGACAGCAGCAGAGCAAGAGCTAATCCTCAAGATCAGGGCACAGCAGATTCTTGGTCAGGGCATGTTTCTCAATGATGAGGAGTTTGTCCAGTGGGCGATGGATTCCTACGGGATCTCGCGTGATCGACTTACGCAGCTAGCCAAGGAGAGCATCTGATGAATATCACCCAAGAGTTTCTGCCTGTAGCCATTGAGCTGATCGACGATGTTTTTCCGACACCTGTCATCTACACACGGAATCTCGGGAGCTCTTACGATCCGAGCACGGGCGAGGTCACTGAGAACACCCAACAATTCAGCATCAAAGCGGGAGTTTTATCCCGATCAAGAACAGAAGAGGGAGGAGTCGGAGAGACCTACAGCTTGACCCTATGGATCCATCACGGACCAACGGGGATGCCACACCTGCCAAAGACTGGCGACCGGGTCGAATATGACGGCATCGCTTGGAAGGTCGTGAGCATCGATCCGACGTACAGCTCGACAGGCTTGATTGCCAGCAAGTTGGTTGCGAGGGCTGATTGATGGCCAGGAAATTTCGAGGCGTGGAAATCATCCGTGAAATTGACGAAGCCATGGATAAAGGTTTCGCGCGGTTTGTCATTGGCACGCAATCCAAGCTGTCAGCAGCATCACCAGTGGATACCGGCAGGCTGGCCTCTAGCTGGTACGTGGGCAAAGGCGTGCCTGATCGCAGCGTGCCGCCAGAACGTGATGCACCTGGGACGGTTCAGATTGAAAAGCCATCAATGGAAATCACGACCGATTCTGATTTCTGGATCAGTTCAAACCTTCCTTACACAGAACGTTCAGCATTTGATCCGTACAACGGCCGCCGTGGTGGTGGTGCCTGGTTTACCAGCATTGAAAACCGGCTAGCTGAAGACGCCCAAAAGGCGTTTGATTACTTTCTCCGCAAAGTCAAATGACCTTTCAAGCTGTCCGTTCAGTTATTGAGTCCAAGGTGTTCGCCGCTTATCAGGCGTTAACCCCACCGGTCCAGGTTGTCTTTGACAACACGATCGAAACTCCGCCGGACTTGCCCTATGTGGTCTGTCTGATTTCTTACGTCACCACCACCGAAACAGTGATCTGTCAGACGGAGGCAGCTGTTGAAAACCTGCAAGGCAACCTGCAGTTATCGATCTATGCCACACGCGGGAGTGGGATGAGAAGCCTGGAGGAATACGCCGCAGTGGGGATGCAAGCAATGAACACGATCTACGACCCCAACAACCCGGTCAAGGTCCGTTGCAAGCAAATTAATGGGCCCGTTGCTTTGCTGAATGGCCCTGAGCCTTATGCGGTCGCAACTATTTCCTGCGCCTTCTCCGCCTGCGTAGAATGAATATGTCTTTGCCCCCGAAGACAACACGCCCTCAATGTTGTTTTTTCGAGGTTCATTTTGCCCGTATCCTGTTCCGCCACTGCTTTGACCGGCAGTTCTGGTGCGGTTTACTTCACACCAGCGGCCACAAAAGCTTGTCTTTTAGCGGCTGATTTTTCAAACGGTGATAATGACATCACTGTGGGAACCGATAAAGATTTCCGCGTTGGTGACATCGTCACGTTTGGATTAAAAGATGGCGCCACAATTGACAGCGGTTTGACTGTCGGTACTAAGTATCGAATCAAGACCATTGCTGATGGCAAGGTTGAGATTGTCACGTCTGCCGACGGTCTTGATGTCACGATTGCCGGCGATGGCGCTGATAACGGCGGTCACGTCGAGATGCAGAACGATCCTTCAGGTATCTGTGAGGTTCGTGAATGGTCTTGTGATTTTGCTGCAAGCCAACTCGACGTTTCAACACTGCCCTGCGGTGTAGGCGCCACAGCGGGTGCGGCCAAGTACCTGCAGCCCAAAAAGACCCAGGCAGGCCCTCCCGAAATTACCGGGACCATGACGCTATACATCACCAATGATGAGACATCTTTGTCTCAACGTTTGATGGAAAGCGTTATTTACACCAACCAAGATGGTGCAGCGGTCAAGCTTTATTTGAACGCTGTTTCTGATGGTGCCACTGAACCGGCTCCTGACGATGCAGCCTCTGCATTTATTGCGGGCGAGGTTGTCTTCACTGACTTCTCTACAACAGTTAATTCTGATGATGCCACGACTGCTGAGGTTTCCTTCAGCATGTGGAAAGTTACAAATTGGATCGGACTAGCGATTAGCTGAGCCATCCGTTTTAATTAAATCATCCCCATTACCTATTCCCCGCTGAGTGCGGGGTTTTTTATTGGATACGATGGGCAGGTCACTGGCGAGGTGACAGGGTGCCGGGGGGATGGGCGTACACCTTCCCCTTGTGCCTGAGCTATTCTTCCTGCGTACGCACAAAACACTATGGCAAAAGCTCAAACGGGCCTGGAAAAATTACAGGCTCTTGTCGATTTAGAGAACAAGCTAATCAAGCATCAGGTCGAGATCAAAGGCATTGATTTCACCTTCTGGTCAAAGCCAAGCTCAATCAATAAGTACAAGGCCGCAAAAGCAGCATCAAAAGATCCAGACGATTTGCTTGAGACCGCAGCGCGTTTGTTTATCAAAAACGCATTAGACGAGAGCGGACAGCCTCAATTTCAGATTGATGCGTTGCCATTGCTAATGGGTCAACTCTCCATGGATTCTGCCTCCAAGCTGATCAGCGCCTTGAACTCAGAGGAAGAGGAAGAGGCATATTCTGACCTTGATATGAAAAGCGCTTAAAGCTCAGCTAAATAAGGACAACCACCTAATAGCTGAACTGCAGGTCGCTAAAGAGTTGGGGATGACCTTGGGTCAACTTCAGCGTGAAATGACCTATGCAGAGCTTTGGATCTGGCTCGCTTACTTTGGTTTGATCAACGATAAGCAAGAAGAACAGCTAAAAAAAGCAAAATCTGGCCGCCGTTAGAATCTAGTCATCGGCGGTTTTTTTCTTGTCTAAGGCCTACGTCGATATTCAGGCATCCGTCAAGGGAATGTCTGACGTCGAGAAACTCGAACGTCGGATGCAGGCGCTTGAGAAGGAAGTTAAGAGGCTGCAAACAGCCACGCCCAAAGCAGCAAATGCAATCAATAGGTTCGGGCGTTCTTCTCGGCAAGCGGCAAGCGGTGTCAAGATATTGGGCGGCGCAGTTAGAACAGCTTTAGGCCCTTTAGTTGCTATCACCGCAACCATTGGTTCTTTTACAGCCGCAATTCGCACGATTGCCGGCCAAGATTTTGCGTTAGCAAAAGTCCGCTCCCTAGGCGTTGACTCAGTTGCGCTGGCAAAAAATTTGAAGGAGGTCTCCAAGGAATTAGAAGGAAACGCCAGCGTTGCTGAACTCACTGGCGCGGCTTATGACGTTGCGTCTGCAGGTTTTACCAATGCGGCTGATGCTGCGTTGGTGCTCAAAGCGGCCAGCCTGGGTGCTGTTGGTGGCTTCTCTGACATCAATACGGTTGGTGATGCCGCAACTTCTGTTCTTAATGCGTATGGCAAAAGCGCAAAAGATGCTGCCTTATTGGTTGATGGCTTTATCCAAACTCAAAATGACGGCAAGATTGTTGTTGATCAGTATGCCCAGAACATCGGCAAGGTTGCCTCGGCTGCCGCTGGCCTCAAGGTGCCCATTGAAGAGGTCAATGCAGTCATTGCCCAATCCACCGCTGCAGGTGTGCAGGCTGAAGTTGCATTCACAGGTTTAAAGGGTGCTTTAGCAAGGCTTGCTAGTGGGGAAGCATCCAAGTCACTTAAAGATGTAGGGATAGACATCAGTGCCGCAACGATTGAAGCGGATGGCTTGCTTGGCACGTTGCAAAAGCTTGAAGGTTTGGACACTGGCCAGATCTTGAAAGCGTTGGGAACAGAAGCAGGTCCGGCATTGCTGCCGGTAATCCAAAACCTGGAAAGATTTGAAGAACTTTTACTTAATCAAGAAAACGCAGCGGGTGCGGCAGCAAGAGCACAGCGAGAAGCGGCTGACACAATCAATGGGGCATGGAATCGAGTTCGTGTTGCATTCGAAAATTTATTTTCTGATCAAGCGGCGTTAGCCCAGGCAATTATCCCGATTCTTGATGCGGTAGCAAATGCAGTTACTGGAATCACAACAGCTTTAGAAGGACTCAGGGAAGTTGCTAACGCTGTTGCCGGAGTGGCTGACAGCTTGGGCCAAAAATTTGGGGCAGTGGCCAACGCACTTGGAACGTTTGGCGATGCTGCCAAATATGCAGCGGATCAGATTGGTCGGTTGCTGTTAAGGGCAGATGGATTTGAGTCAATGGATAAGTCGGGATGGGGCAAAGGGCTGCGCAACTTTGGTGCTGATTACAAAGAGCAAGAGCTTGCGTTGTCTGCTGCCGCAAATAACGCGGGCAGTACGGCTGGAGCTCTACCCCAGCAAACTCAAGTACCAGGATTTGGCCCTGGGGGAAGTGGTGGAGCTAATGAGGCGGCGAAGGCAGCGGATGAGATGGAACGCCAGCTAAAAGCTGGCAAAGATTTAAGCCGTCAGTTCTCACGACAAATAAAGCTGCTGCAAACCAAAGGCAAATACGACAAGGAGCTCTTAAGAAATCAGTTTGAACTTGAGGATGCAATCCGGCAAATTAATGAAACAGCGGCCCCATTGCAGCGTGAAGGATTGATTAGCGATGCCGCTACGGCCAAAGATTTGCAAGATGTACAGACCTTGGAAAAGGCTATGGAAGGCTTGGCCGGTGATGTAACCAAGGATTACACCGCAGCCTTGAAGAAAAGCAATGACGAATTGACCGTGGGGCAAGAATTAGCAAAAGGTACTTACGACATTATTTCTGGCTCGTTGACTGATTCCATCGGCGGGTTGATTGACGGCACGAAAGAATGG